CCCGCTTTGTAACGGCCAAGCCGTCCCCACGTTAACTTTATTGCCAGTTAACGCCGAACTCCCCGCTGGGCATGACCCAGCGAGAGCCCCGCTGATAGGCGGGGCTGGACTTTGTGGTTTCCGGAGAAGAGGTCACGAAGCCGCCGTAAGGCTGCTCCGTAATTACACCTCTCCGCAAAGTCCAAGCCAACAGAGCACCCTCCACCGCTGGGAAGCGGCGAGGAGGGAAGACCAGTACGGTGCATCTTATCCCAAGATTCGCATCTTGAGGTTTCGATACAAAGTAATCTCCAGGCACAGCGAACCCATCATCTCCCTGCTCCCCGAAGGGGATTTGGAAGATTTTGAGCCGCCGCGCCCTTCGGTAGACCGCGTGCCAGGGGGCTGACAGCTCCTTACGGAGTTGAAAGCCTGACCCAGCACGGTAAGCATACCGAATAAGGCGATTAGCACAACGAAGAAGTTCAACTTCCTCGTCGATGGTCTCCTTCTGGTAGATGGGTGTGACCTCCGTTCCCTGGAAGTAGTGACGTCCGCAGCTCTCATAAAAGGCTCCCGTAATAAAGGATTTCTCCTTGTTCACGGTAAACCCGATGAAGGCTAACTGACGCACTACCTCTTCCGCTTGCGCGGAAGGGACGATGATGTCATCACCATACACCAGAACTCTGTTCCGATCGTGATTGAGTGCAAGCACTGAGCTAGCAATAGCCCAGAAAACGAGAGTTTCGAGTTCAAAAGTGAACCCGTTACCCATCGACGAAAACTTTTGTAAAGTAATCGTCTCACCCGAAGGCAGTAATGCCTTATGGGAGCGCAGCACATCAAGGGCGTGAGCCCAGTCGATCGGCAAGAGCTCGTAAACAAGCTCTATAGGCATGGAATCACTTGCCGCCTTAAGATCTAAGGTAGCCAGCCCTTCTTGATAGGCGCGTCGAGCGCCATCTTGATTGGCAGTCTGGTCATCCAGATTGATTCCAACACGTCTAAGTCGCCGCCTGAGGTACTTTCCGGCTCCTTTCTGAAGGAAGCCGTTAGCCCTCGGTTCTTTGGCGATAACGCGGTGAGTTTTCGCGTTTTTCGGTACTGTATCAATAACGCATTCCTCTGTGACGAGAAACACGTCATCGCGGAAACAGAAGGGGCCACAAATGTCCCCTACCTGCACGCCTAAGATACAAGCTGACCAATGAAGGTCAGCACCTAGAACTGCCCGAAATATCGGGAGAGCCCTAGAGGTCACCGAAATAGGGAGTTCGCACAGTTTGAGATCGACAAAGGCGCGTCGACGTGGAATATCGTCGGTCGCGCCCGGTCCCCATCCAAACCCTGGCTCTAACTTGGACCAACTAAAGTCTCCAAGGAGTCTCGCAATTTTACGGCGTGCTGTCCAAATGACAGCTGCCGTCAACGGGGTTGTTTCCGCACCCGTCGAGCGAGATTCTCGAAGACGATTATTGGACTCCTTGCATTGAGCCTCGGAAGCTGTGAACTTCCTTATCGCTTCGAGCTCTAAGTCCCGGCCCGTAACCAGCCCCTTCTGTTTCGAGAAGAAGCTGACTACAAGGTAATCGAGACGAAAAGACTCAAGCGAAAGGTAATCTCCTGGATTTAACTCCATCTCGGCGAGAGCCAGCTGGTCATGCTGGAACCTCAACCAAGCACCCAAGGAGACGGGAGAGTCTACCGATTTGCATAATGCGAAGAAAACTTCGCTCAGACGAGACATCGTCGTATGCATTTCCATCGAACATCCTTTCTAGGATGGGCCCGGAACGTCAATAGACGTTCTGGAGTCCCTCGACCATGTTGGTGAGTTGCGTCTCCGCAAGGAGAAAGTCTGCGTATTTACGCAGATCCTTCCGATCTTGCAGAAGCGCTCTTTCCGACATGACGAATTCGATGTCACACCGAGGAGTGTAGGCAATCGTCGGGCTCGGGGTATACCCCGAATCCGAGACTCCTAGCGCTTCAACTTTCGGCGTGAGGATCGAGATTTTCACCCGATTGACTCTGTTGTCCGAATTGTCTCCGGCCGCGGCGGGGCGGGGACGGACCAGGCGCATCGAAATGCGATTATACGCAATCGATGCAGTCCCGGTCTGATCCTCCCACCACCACGTTCCGTTGGCATCCGGCCCAAGAGGGACAAAAGTGTGCAACACAGGACTTCCCTGTGCGTCGTTGAGTGCAATATTTGCAACGGCTGACATGAGATAAACCTCACTGGTTGTGCATCTGAAGGACACTTCAGAAGTGTCATGCACTGGAGTTAAGGAATGAAACTGCCTCGATCAAAAGTTGGGGTTATCGTGATCCGCGGCGGATTTTTCCGTCGCATCTCACGCTCCCAATTTGAGAACGATTTAGATGCAGTTTCGAAGGCTCGGCCTGCTGCCCGTTTCCTGGCAAGATCTGCCACTGACGGGGACCGTGGGTCACCCCAACTTTTCAGGTGCTCTAGGGAATGCAGCATTTGCCCTAGAAGAGCTGCACCGGAAATTAACCGAGACGCTCCAAGCCGTGGTTGAAAGCTTGGAACCCGAGGAAATGGCGTTCCCGAAAGGGGAGTGCGCCGTTTCCAAGTTTTGCGCTCAGTAGCGTCCATCTGGACTCTCATTGTATGACCTGAGCCCCCTGCCGACGTGGTATTAACCCCGGCGACAGCGGACCAGCATTCAGCCAATGCAGTCTCAGTGTAGTAACCTTCAAGGAAGGTGCTACCGTACAAAAGCGCAGACTCGAAGTTTCTTAGGTAGCCACCGACGTTGACAAACCAGTCAACGACGAAGCTATAGGGAGTAAGTTCCCACGCTATAGAAACGGGGTTCAGGCTTGTAAAACCTGCAAGCTTGGCAAGATTACTCGAGTTAATCTGATACCTGACGTCAAATCGACAGCGATTGGTTCGATAGAACCTCTGCACATAATCGATTCCAGCCAGGTTCAGACCCGGGTAATTACCTCTGGCAACGCCAGTTTCCGTCATCTGCTTAGCAGTGGCGGTGACGTGGATGAATCCGGGGCCTTGTGAGCCTGGAATCATCAGCTTTTTGGCAACACCGTATATCGTAGAAGCTAAAGGCTTCCACCCATACGTGTATTCCAGCCAGAGGTTCCCCCAGTCACGGGGGTTCGAGCGTTTCATCTTACGAAACGTACGTGCCAGGTTGCCCATGGCCCGTACCGTATCTCGCATCATGGTCCGAGTCTTTCCAAACTCGGCCAAGTCAATCGAGATATCGATGTCACCGCGCAATTTCTCGTACAAACGAGATAGAGCCTGGTTGTACACACCCGAGTCAAAAGACCCGGTCCACGTTCTCGTGGGGTTCGTGGCAATGCCACGACCTGCTATGAGGTTAACATTATAGATGCCGCCTGTGTTAAAAGCGGTGTCCTCCTGTATACCCCCATAGTCGCTGTACACCCAATGGGTGAAGGATTGGTAGTTGGGGTGCTTGAAGTCCCCAGTACCCGTCACGACGTTAGATAACTGATCATAAAGATCAGGAACGGACTGAACCGTAGTGGTAACAACTCCACTTTGGTTCGTATCCGTAATTATACGTCGTCCCTTGATGACCCTTGTGACATTAGTCATAGGGCCAGTCTTGGGTCTCCTCCGAAGATGACCTCTCGGTAATTTGAGAGGCCTGTTAAGGACGGGAGTCCTCAACCTACGACTTTTAGAGGTGTTATCCCCGCCGAATTTCTTCAGCTTGGCTTTATACCTCAGGAAGTCGTGAAGGGTAAACCGTTTTCCGACGTAGAAAACGTACACCTTCTTCTTCGTTGCAACTTTACCGCTGTTCTGACTCAAAATCAGACCTCCTCGCACACACGGAGCGTTAAGCCCCGTGCTGTCTAGGTGCGAAAAGCAGCAGAGGGTTCCGGCTGACTAGGCCGGGTTCCCAGAGTCGATCCTTTCTCCGTCACTCCAACAGGTTGGAATTCATGAGAAGGACCGTGTGGCCTTCGTTCATATTCACGTAGATAAATGAATGATTAAACATATCACTCAGAGCTACGCCAGAAATGAACTCGGTGGCCTCTCGCAAGCTTGTAAGCTCGCTTGGGGTCCACTCGCACTGCAAAGTCAAAGAAGAATTCGCAGCGGCAGGGATGCCGCCAAGAAATTCTTCATGACAGCAGCGCATCCACGCTGTCGCCTCTTCAATCACAACGGTACCGGGATGGTAGTCGGGATTGCGGGACATAGCTCTTACGAGCTTTTCTGCAACCTCGGCGATATCTCGGTAGCCCGCCACGTTCAAAACGTGAAGGGCTTTAATGTTGCTGGTGAAGTTTCTCATGATTAACTCCTGTTAGGGGTACGGAGGAG